ATCCATAAGTTACTCCTTTGGTTTTATGCACACTTGTCGGTGTGTTTGGTTTATAAATCTATCCTAACCTTGTGCTTCGTTAGCAGCTTTCTTAGCATTCTTAACTGTAGTAGTCCAAACTGTGCCAGCTATGCCTTGAACCTCTGTAGACTCTCCAGATACATCTGTATTAGTATGAGTCCAGCTTTTATTACCACCTCCGTCTAAAACTGCTTTACCTTCAGAGTCTGCTTCAAAAGTAGAAACTACACACTCTATTGTTTTTCTATGAAAACTTTTCGAAATCTCTGTTCCGTCTTCTTTAATTATTGTTGCTGTACGAATTTGAATATCTCTGTAGTCTCCTACAACTTCTATTTTATCTTCTACTAATTCTTTTGTTATTGCCATTTTATTTGCTCCGATCTGTACCTAGAATCCACTAGGTATAAGGGTTAATATTATGAGCACTTTTTTGTACTCGGTCACACTTGCGTGTTCGTTAAAATCTGTTTTGTTATTCATTAGACATAATTGTTAAACTTTGTAACTTACACTAAATTCTATAACTACATTAGTCCACACGCTGTAAACATTAGATGAGTCATTCGCACCCCCTAATAATCCTGCGTACATTTGGCAGGTTGAGGTATTTGCAAGCATGTGTCCACTCCAAAATTGTTTACCACTTTGTGATACTAAATTAAAGTTATTCATATTAGCTACAGCTATACCATATTTTTGAGTAGTGTTTGCCGCAGTAAAAGGGAAACCCCCTATAACGCTTGCACTTGCTGTTCCAGAAAGACCAGAGCAAGCAACACAACAAGTAACCAAATCTCCTATCTTTGTATAGTGACCAACAAATGTTCCAGATACACCCGCTATAGAAGGAGTAAATGTGCCTTCTTCATAATCGTCTAAGGAATTAGCTGTTGCTGTGTCCGAACCAAATCTAACTCCATTTGGTAATCTAGCACCATATAATCCATCTCCTAAACTACCTAATACAAGGTGTAAATCATCTGTGCCATCTCGTCTTACATTAAATCTTAATGACGCACTTCTACTTGTTCCACTAGACCAATCTTCTACTTTTTCAGCATAGATGGAAGCTGCTGATACTGTTCCACCACTACCTGTAAGATACATATTCATAGAAACTGAATCATTTGTACCCGCATCAGATGCGTTCCAAAGACCTAAAGCATTAACATTTCCGTCAGAATTGCCATAAATTTCTAAAGTATTTCCTTGTGTTGGGTCAGCTCCTATACCAACTCTATCATCACCACCATTAACAAATAACATATTGGCGTTGCCGTTGGATTCAACTCGGAAATCTAGGTCTTGAGAAGCATCATTAATTGCTACTTCAGTAGAGTTTACTAGGATTCTTGACCTCGAAGTTCCAGCCACCATGGTCTGAATATTAAAGACACCATCTTCTGTAGCATTAGTAACATCTCCTGTAGCACCAAGAAGTTCTACATAATTTATTTTTTCATCGGTACTGTTTTCTCCAGAAAAATACAGAAATCCTAGATTATCACCATCAGCAGGACTTGCAGAGTTTCTCCATAGTCTGACTACAGGACCTTCGTTACTGTCTGCATCAGATGAATAAGCAACTAAAGTATCAGCATTGTCATCCGAATGAACATTGAGCACTCCACCAAGGTCAGTAGATGTTCCTATATTTACATGGTCGCTACCTCCGTCTACAAAGAGCATATTGGCGTTGCCGTTAGATTCGACTCTGAAGTCGATATCTTGACTGTCCTCGTTAAATACCATTGAAGCGGCACCAGCATCAGTATTTACGAATGACTGTATTTCTCTGCCTGTTCCACTTAAATAAGCTGTCCAAGCAAACGATACATCTTCACTGCCATCTGTAACATCTCGCATTCTAGCTGTAAGATTAAGAAAGTCATGCTCTGCCCCAGCAGAATTTTCACTAGTCCAATCTATAGCACCTATTAAATCATCATCTGCGGGTGAAGATGAATTTCTACGCAGTTTTAATACTGGTCCAACATTAGCATCTGCATCTGTAGATGTAAGTGTTAAGTTGTCAGAGTTATCTGCTGTGGTAATTGTTGCACCAGCAGAAAAAGAAGTTGTTTGGTCAGAATTAACAGTAAAAGAAGTTGAACCGCCTGTAGCAACAGTTATAACATCAGAGCCACTAAAGGTAATAGATGTATTAGTATCGCCATCTCCTGTAATTGAATCTAGTTGTATGTCACCGACATTAGTTATATCGGCATCGTTAAATGATGTAGCTCCCAAAGTATTAGCTGCTGCTGTAGAAGTAATACCATTAGCTGCAGTAATACCCCCACCATCAGCAATCGTTATAGCGTTATCGCCATCTGTATAGCCTATATTAGCTGTTTGTACTTCACCGCTTACTAAAGCATTGCCTGAAATATCTACAGCACCGTTTATATCAATAGTGGTAGCGTTTATTTCTATTTCAGTATCAGAAACTAAATCTAATACTCCGTCTGCTGATTGGTGTATGTATGTACCAGAATCACCAAATTGTAATTGTCTTGTGCTGTTTAATAATAAACCTGTATCAGCTACGTGTGTTAGTGTTACATCAGTGTCTGCACCAAAACCTAAAACACCTGCGTCTGAAGATAAAGTTAAATCATCCCCTACAGTCATGTCGGTAGCTGCGGCTACTGCTCCCGCAATATTAAGTGTTCCTGCTAAATCTAAATCAGTAAAAGCATTTACTACTGCTGCTCCTGATCCTGCTCCATCTAAATAAACAACACTTACTCGTCCTGTTGGTATAGTTACATTAGCTCCTGAACCTTGTGAGATAATTATTGATTGAGAACCTGATGTAGCATTTTCAATAATCTGCACCCTTTTCATAGTATTCGGTGCTATCGTAATTGTACAGGTTGAATCTAATGTTCCTGTGTATTTAACATACATAGCTCTCGCTGCATCAGAGGAACCGTCTGCTACTGTTGAGGTGTGAGTATCGGCGTTTGTTGTTATAGCTTCTGTGCCATAACCTAATGCTTCCCCGATTAACTCTAAATTTGTGTTGGTTGTTGTTCCCCAAGTACCACTGGCATCTCCAGTAGCCATTTCATTTAGTCTCAGGTTGTTAACATATGTACTTGCCATTTTTAGTCTCCGCTTTGATTATACCCTATTTTTCATAAATATTAAGCAACTTCTTGCCAATTTGGTGTTTGAGTAGTAGAAACAGGGGTATACGTTGTTGATATCCCTTGTGCTACCTGTCCCCAAACATTAACTGTATTCAGTGCAGAGGTTATTTCAAAACCTTCTGTAATTGCGATATCTGCATTAGCTTTAGGAGTTACGGTTCCTAGAGCACTTGTACCAGCAAAACCTGTAACATCCAGGTAGTTGTTAGTAACCAGTGACTCTGTGCCTAAAGCAGAGGTCGCTGCGTTTCCTGTAACAGCTACATTAGCTGCAGCAGAAACTGATTCATCACCTAGCGTACTAGCTGACGCGACTGCTGAAACTCCTGTAACAGCTGCCGCTTGAACTGCAGTACCATCATCTAGTGCTGTAGTTCCTACATTACCCGTAACGACTACAGGTAAAGCTTCACCAAAGGTCAGTTGACCCCAAGTGCCTCTACCCCAACCGTTAATATTAGCCATAAGCTAACTTAGGCTATTCTTATAATAGCATTTGAAGCATCAGCAGCGGGGAATTGAATCGTAAAATCGCCTGCTGTTGAAGTTTTATCTCCTCCAAACGCTAAAATTGCAACTGCGGGGTCTCCTGAAGCACTGTCATTAAAGATCATTGCTCCATTTGCAGTTACGGTGGCGTTTGAGAACGTAAGGTCAGCAAAATCAGTTAACGCTGTAGTTCCTGAAGATGTTGGTGTTACGTTCGTTAAAGCACCTCCCTTGGCACTGTAATTTGTTCCACTTACTTCGTTTGTACTTGAATATGCTGTCGTACTCGCACCTAAACTAGCACTACTTGTATATAGTGCCAAGTTAAATGTATTACCAGAACTGTTTGTAAAATTATGTGTTCCTTTCAACAGTTCTACTTTGAATGAAGTACACATTGCTTGGGTTATCGCCATTATAGCCTCCTTATAATATCAGCCATTTCTTTATGACCTTGTTTTTCTAGTAAACCTGCTACAGTTGCTCTATCGCTTAGTATAGCCTGTTTCATATACAATAAAACGACTTTATGTATAGTTCCTTTAAACGCATCAGCCTGTGCTTTAACCATAGGCTCTGCGTTATCACTAACTGCAACCAATCGCTCCATTATTCTTTCAGTCCAATATTCTGGACTCAAACCTTTGTTTTCTGTTGTTTTTACTCCAACAGTTCCTAAACTACTTGACACATCTACACTAAACATTTGTTGTTCCTTGTGGCATTATTTTTATTTGATCATTTCTAGCCTCATCTCTTACATCTTTGTACTCACCTAAAAGTTTTAGCATAGCTAATGCTTCTTGGTATTTTTGTTCATACAACATAATTGTTTCTGGAGACGCTTTCATAAAAACAGCTCCTTCTACTAAACACCCATAAAGCATGGCGTTAGGAGCATTTTTTGAAAGCCAACTTTGATTATCATCACCTACGGTAGTTAAAGAAGCAGGTCTATAGTTATAGTGTAATTCAAAACTTAGTGCACTTGGTGGCGTTGGTGCCATTATAAAAGTATCTTCATCGAATAAAGCATAGTAAATGGGTTGCCCTGTTGTGGCTCGTGCTGGCGTGTAATCTCTAATCCAAGTGACGTGTTTAAGTTGTAAATAAGTATAGTTATCACTTGAATCAATAACAGCTAAGCTGTATGGGGATAAAAAATCATCAGGGGTTGCTAAATACTCAACATTCTGTGTAGCACTACCTGTTACATTTTTACGAAACACAGGTAATTGAACTGATTTTAAAATACGTTCTTCTGCTGTTTGAATAAAAGTATCTAAAGTATTAACAAAGGTTGTTTCAGAATTATCTAAATAATTTTGAACTCCTGTTTTTAATCCGCTGTATGTAAATCCTGCCATTATGTGTTCACCGTTACGTTACCTATTTCACTAGTTGCCCCTAAACCATTAAAATCAGTCCCTATAGGATCAGAAGCAAAAGTCATACCACTGCCTGCGTTTGTAGTGATTATAACTCCTAATTGACTTTGCGGCAAAGAAACATCAGGTCTGGGTTTCCATAAACTTTCTGCGTCAGCCCCGACATGCGGCGGATCAAGTTGTGGGTGTTTGGGTTCATAACATTCGTGACACGTTCTAAAATTCTCCCAATTACCTCTAGCTGATTTATAAGGGTATCTAAAACCACAGGTATCACAAATAAAGTAAGCGTATTTACCTGATGCGTATGCCATTATATATACTCTTGTTTAGGAACCATCCTTAAAGGAGAACGGTCTTCATCATATCTCATAGCATTATTTAGATCTTGTTCATACTGTTCTTTCATTAAAGCTACTTTTTGTACATTCTTTTTTAAACAAAGATAGTAAGCTAACCCAGAAACTAAACAAGGCATAAACCTAGTGGGAATATCTACATCATTAATTTGAGCAGAAGAATCCTCTATGGTTCTCCAAACATAGTAAATGAGTTTGTCGGTTGAATTCTCTGGTGTTGGATAAAGATGTATAATAGGGGTTTTTAGCCTCTCTAACCAATACTCAGTTGCTCTAGCTTTTGTTGCTTTATTTGGAATACTAACAAACTCATTTCTATCAACTCTATCTAAAGTATAATCAGTAGTCACACTATTAACCGTTCTCTCAATATACGCATCCAGGATGTCTATATCATAAGAATTTATAGTGTATTCACTAGTTCCTTCAGTAAGTGTTAGTTCTACTTTAGAAATCTCCCACATTTGAATACCTCTGTTTGACCAATCGGCAAACATAATATTCATAGAACGACGAGCTGTAACTGCGTCATAAGAAGTACGAGCTTCCAATCCTGCAAGCTCGTATGCTTCCTCTATCGCTGTCGCTACATCTAAACTAAATGCACGAGTTCCTGACGTAGCCATTATTAATAACTTTTAATAAATTCGGCTACTATGGTGTAATGATCATGGTTAGTATGTCCATGAGTCGTTAAATCTAGATCACCAGTTATACCACTACCTGCGTTATTAGGAATACCGCCCCATTCTCTAAAGTCCATATGACCTGAGACTACTCCTGCTGCCGCACTACCTCCTAAAACAGCACACACAACATTAGAAGTCGCGTCCCATTCAAGAGTAACTCGTATACCACCTATGTCGTACCACAGTTGGGATAGGGTTACTCTTGTACAAGTTTCTCCCTCGTTATTAGTGTTCAGTCCAGAGACGTCTACTTTATTAACAGAAGATTCTCCTGTGCCATCAGAGATATTAGTAAATTTATAAACTAGCTTTCTGTCAGTATCTACAATTTTTTGACTTGTAACTGCATCTGCCATAATTTACTCCGTTTTAGCCTAAGTTCATATTAATCAATGAATACTCAGTGCTAGCTGAAACAGCCATAACGTCACCAACTTCTTGTAAAACGTTATCTGTTGCTGGTGCAACTCCACCTGCCGTACCACCTGATCTAACTGCTGCATTACCTACAACTAAAGTTCCTACAGTCAATAAAGCTGCTGGTCCTTTAATAACAGCCCAACCATAATAGTCTGCTGTCATGTCAATAACTGTAGCTCCCATTAACGCACCTGTTTCTGCTGCTGGTGCAACAATAAGGTTTGTGTTAGGGTTTTCAATTAAGGATAGTTGTGAGCTTGTTGTTAACGCAGTTTTAAGGTCGTCATAACAAGTGATAACCACTGATGGATCTGCTGAGTGATCGTGTGCTGGGTTAGATTTTACTCTAAGACATTGTCCTTCACCATTCACGTCATTTACCCAAAGATAACCGTCTGCGTATTGGTTAAGTGTTAGGTCAGTTCCACCTGTTTCAACAGAAATTGCAGTTTCACCTGCGTCTACTGCCGCTGTTGCTGTCATGTTTGCATGATCAGAAACAATAGCTTTGTGTTGTAGAAGCTTACCTGCTGTTACCGCAGTTCCGCCTATTTCAACATAACGATAAACGTTGTTACCGTAAACTAATGTACTTCCTAATGGAAACAACTGTGTTGCACTTTCTGAATAAGGGTCAGCTGTGCCATATTGGCTACCGCCTTTACCTACTATTAAATCAGCAGGTCCATATCCTGTAGTGGCAGCGTATTGAAT